GATAATCGTCGACGTCTGGGGATGGCAGGAGCGTGTGCTCCACAACGTCTTGGATGCTGGGCTGGTGGTTCCCGGCGCGGCGCTTGTCCGGGTGCTGCGATCCGCCGTTCGTGCCGACATTCGCGGAAGGCGTCGGCAGTAGGGAGTGGTGGACAGCCGTGGCGAGGGTGACTGAGCGCTTCGCCCCCGACTCGCGCTGTCCGCCCATTTCCGAGCTGACGCGTCCCCCGCTGCCGTCCATCGCGGCGGGCGTCGGGAGCAGTCTCTGTACCGCGATGGTGAGCGGTTCGCCCATGCCGTTGCCGTTGATCCCCTTGGCCTTGACCCGTTCACGTCGGGCATCCCATGTCTCGACGCCCTCACCGTCGTTTGCACGGGAAGCCGCTGGCGTCGGCAGGAGGTCGAGCACCTGGGCTTCGATCAGGCCACGCGCCGAGTTTCGGTGATGCGTCGGGCCACCAGCGGGACCAGCACCCTTGTACATTCGGGCCGACGGCGTTCCGAGGAACGCCGTCGGGTCATCGTCGCTTGGCGAGGACGAAGACCCGGAATCTGCCGTGTGGTGCTCCCACGTCGGCTGCGCGTAGGCCGCGCCATTCCGCATCGAACCCGAGGTCGTGAAGGTCTCCGAGTACACGGCCAAGTGCTCGCAGAACAGGCCCTCTGTCCCCGGCGCCTCCCATGCATCCCGGGCAGTGTTCCAAGTCGCTATCGGCTTCGGCACTGTATGCCCCCCTTACGTTTTCCCAGACAACCCATGTGGGTTTGATCACTGCTATCGATTCGCGCATGGCAACCCAGAGGTTGGATCGGGTGCCTTCGGTCATGCCCTTGCGTCGGCCGGCGTGGCTGAGGTCCTGGCAGGGTGTGCCGCCGCTGATGAGGTCCACAGGTTCGACGGCTGCCCAGTCCACAGCGGTCATGTCGCCGTGGTTCGAGATCCCTGGCCAGTGCGCGGCCATGATCTTCGATGGCGCTTCCTCGAACTCCGTGTACCAGGCGAGCTCGGCGTCAGGGAATGCGTCCTCAATGGCAAGGCTCAAGCCTCCGTAGCCGGCGCAGTGCTCGGCGTAGCGCATCAGAACGGAGCACCGCCCTGCGACGGCGTGGCCCACGGGTCGTCGTTTGCCCCGCCCCAGCCCTGCTGTGCGGGCTGCTGGCCGCGGGAGAAGGGTTGCGCCGCAGCCTGCCCCCGTTGTGTGCGGGTGACCTTGGCGGATGCGCTGCGGAGGCTCGGGCCGATCTCGTCCACTTCGAGCTCGATGACGGTCCGCTTCTCGCCCTCTTTGGTCTCGTAGGACCGTGACTTCAGGCGGCCGACAGCGATGACCGGCATGCCCTTGGTCAAGGATTCAGCGCAGTTTTCTGCGGCCTCGCGCCAGATCGATGCGCGGAGGAACAATGCCTCCCCGTCGACCCACTCATTGCGGTTCTTGTCGAATGTCCGTGGCGTTGAAGCGATCGTGAAGTTAGCGACCGCGGCGCCCGACGGGGTGAACCGGAGCTCAGGATCGCTGGTCAGGTTGCCGACGACGGTCAAGGTGGTTTCGTTGCTCATGACGCTGCTTTCTGGAGTAGTTGGATGCGTGCTTGCCGTTGGATGCGGGCGCGTCGTCGTTCGAAGTAGTGGGCGAGTCCGGCGCGGTAGTTGTCGAGCTCTTCGGGGGTGATGGGCCGTGCGTGGGGGGTGTTGTCTCTGCGCTGGGTGCGCAGGTCGCGCTTGTAGCAGGGGTCGCATTTGCCGTATCCGCCGTGGCGTTTGAATCCTTCGGGGATGTGCTTGGCGTATTTGGTGACGAGCGGGGCGTTGCATTGGGAGCAGTTGAGTGCTTCACGCGGGCGGCTCATGCGGTCACCTTCTGGCTGCGCTTCCGTGCGTCATGCTCGGCCATTTCGGCTGCGGCAGCTTCGAGTCCTGCGCGGCCGCCGTACCGGGTGTTCGCGTATTTGAGAGCGAGGTTCGCGGCGGTCACTCGGCGTGAGTAGTCAGTGAGCCGGTTCTGTTCGCGGACCACTTCACGGAGGTATTTGACTTGGGCTTCGGCGCGGGTAATGGCCTCGGCCAACTGCTCCGATTCCTGGAGTGCGTGGCGCAGTACCGCATTGGCCGCTTCGATCTCGCGAGCAACTTTCTGGACGTGCTGTGCGCGTTGGGCTGGGGTCATCAGCGCCCCGGTGTTGGGGCGATGCGTGTACGTCATTGGGTGGTCCTAGGAAAGCGGAAGGGGCCACCGCATTGCGGCAGCCCCTCGAGGTGGGTGGGTTCAGTTCTGGGCGGCGGCTGTTGCCGCGGCCTTGATGGCGTCGAGCACCTGCGGGTCGGCTCCGGCGTTAGATGCCTCGGACCAGAGGTTGCGGAGTGCATCTACAGTCTTGGCCTCAGCGATTCGTGCGTCCCAGTCGATCGGCTCGGGCGTGGGTGCGGGTGCTAGCTCGGTTAGCGGCTGGACGGTGAAGGTTGCGCTCTTGCCGCGCTTGACGAGCAGTGGCACCTTGAGGGGCTTGTCGATGCCGCTCATGTGGCTGATGCGTGTCCCGCCGACAGCTTCCCCGCCGAACTGCACTGAGGGGTCGCAGTAGAGCGTCACACGCTGGCCCGCATACTTGGTGGCGTCCGGCCCCCAGGCTGCGACGATGACGCGGCGCATCGACTTGCCCGGCCGCCAGACGCGGGGGAACTCGGCAAGGTGGAAGTTGAACGGCTGCTCAGCGTTGCCCTTGGTGACCCTCTCGATCGTGAAGGTTCGCGGGCCGCTGATCAGGTCCACCGCGTCAAGCTGGTCGGACTTCGGGGCGATTGATTCGGTGAGGTCCATTGGTTAGAGATCCTGTTCTTCGTCGTCATTGCCGCTACGGCAGCTGAATGGGCTGCATCCGGTGAGCGGCCCGTCATCCTCTAGCGATTCCTCGAACCCTTCGAGCGCGAGCATCGTCAAGGCGTCACTCTGCCTGGCAGCCCACTCGCGGTATCCGACACGATCGATCGGGGCCTCACTGAGCGGCAGGCGCGAGCGGTGCAGGTACGCCTCACCCAGCAGCGGCTTGCCGTTGGCGTTAGCACGAGCGGAGCCGGCCCGTATGGCTGCGTCGAACTCGACTGCATCCCGCCATTCAGAGGGGTGATCGTCACGGAGTTGCCGCCATTGCCTGTTCGTGTGGAATGGGCAGCCGATGCAGGCCGACTTCGGGGTCGAACCGAAGCCATGCTTCGTGAGTAGGATGATGCACTGTTCTCGTGACATGTCGAGTTCGAGAAGCGGGTAGCGGTTGCGGGAGTAGAGCACGTCACCGGTCTTGAGGTTGCCGTCGATGTCCAGTGCCCGGTCTCGCTCGTCTGTGCTGATTCCGACCCACTGTTCGACGTAGCGCCCAGCGGGAACGCGGCCCGGTTTGCCATCCTCGCGGTCAGGTGCGCCGAGAAGTCTTCGCACCTGCTCCTTGATCGGCTTGAGCTTGTATTCGCTCGTGCACTGGCGGCGCGTCATGCCGTCGCCGCCGTCCCGGTTCTTGATGTAGAGCGGCATGGAGGCGAAGCGGTGCGCTGGATCTAGTGCGTCGTTCCGAATGTTGCCTGATGAGACGCGGTAGATGGGGATGCCTGCGGGCTGGGCGATCTCCCGTTCGATCCGGTCCAGGTGGTCATAGACGGCACGAGGCTCCCAGCCGGTGTCAGAGAAGATCGCCCCGTCAAGCTTTGGAAGCTTGCCGAGCGCCGAGAGTAGGAGCAGCGCCGTGGACTGGACGCCAGCACCAAGCGAGAGGATCTGAGGTGGATTCTCACCCTCGGCCATGGCTAGAAGATCTCCATTTCGGGGAAGAAGTCGATACGCTCGGTGGCTGGCATGCCCTCAGTGGCGGCCGCGTAGGTGGCGATCATCTGTTCGGCGTTCGCCTCGAATGCTGTGACGGCCTCGACAATCGCTTTCTGCCAGCGCTCGTCGGGCAGCACGCGCTTGACGTAGAGCGGCATGCCGCCGTTGTAGCTGATGAAGTCGGCCCATTTGCGGCCGGATACGAACAGGCCCGCCTGTACTTGGGCCATGTATTCGAGCGGCACTTCATCGGCCAGGATTGTCGCGAGGTGCGTTTTCTGCCGGGGTGCTTTGATCTCTATGAGGCCGTCGTCGCCAACGAGGCCATCTGGGGAGTATCCGAGCTTCCAGTCGGATTCCTCGCGGACCATGAAGCCCACCTGATCCACCGTGACCTTGTAATGCTCGGCGTAGATGTCGCGTGCGATCGGCTCACTCAATGTGCCGCGTTCCATGTCGCGGCTGGGGAAGGTCGGTTCGACGTAGCCCGTGATCCGCTCAGCGACGAGTGATGCTGTGAGCGCCCGCGAGTAGTCGTTGGCTGCGGGCTTGACCGTCTTGGGCGTGATGAGCTGGCCCACGACGGAAGCGGTGACGATGCCGCAGCGTGCAGCCAGCCATTCGTCGGTGCCCTGCTCGAGGTCGTCAAATACTTGCAGGCTCACGATGTCTCCGTTCTGCCCCGATCCAAACGGCCTGCGTTCCGTGGTGGCGGGATCGGGTGGTGCTGGTGGTGTGGCCGGTGCGGACGATGAGGCCAGCGGCTTTGGCTGCGGTGAATGCGCCGCCGAGTGCGTTGGGGTGGTGCGGTTCGGGAAGGAGCGGGCGAACCTCGGATGAGGTGAACGGCCGCCGCAGCTCCGCGAACTGGGCGATCACACCGATAGCGATCGTGCGCCACTCATCCGCATCTATCTCGAGGACGGCGGGGCTAGGCATTCTCGTCTCCGTCCCACGGCATGACGATGAGGTCGCGGACGGCGGGCAGTGAGGGGAGCCAGCAGAGCAGTGTCCCGCCAGCCCAGATCGCGGCGGCGAGGATGATGAAGGCCAACAACGGGGTCATGTCGTTTCCTTGTCTTTGAAGTCGTCTGGGTGATACGAGCCAGGCCCGTGCATTTCGTAGGTGGCGCGGCATGAGCACTTCACCCATTCGCAGCTAGGGGAGTCGCAGTGCTTCTTGCCGCTCACGATCCGCGACCGTCCGCAGCGTGGGCAGTCGTGCGCTGGGGGTGGGAGCTTGTCGCCGCTCATCGACTCTCTCCTTTGATTGCGCGTTCAAGCTTCCCGAGGTCGATGACGCCGTTGCCGCGCATCAGGTGGAGCAGGTAGAGGGCTTGCTCTTTCTCGCGCCGCAGGTCATCGACCCAGATGAGCAGGTCCGCGTAGGTGGGCATCTGCTCGGCCAGCGACGGGCGGATGGTGGTCTCGATCGGCTGGGCGGTCACGGTTTGACCACTTCGAGGTCGCATGGTGCGAAGATCGCTGGAAATGAGTGGCAGTCCAGCTTTACTTCGACCAGCCGCGGGAACGTCTGGATCACTGTCCCGAGCGAGTACCTGTAGTAGGGCAGGTCCGAGATCCCGCCGGCCACGACGCGCACACGGTCGCCAACGACCAGATTCGGGTACAGCAGGGCTGGGTTCGCGGTCACGATTCGGCCTCAATCTCTTCGGCGGCGAAGCACTCGGAGAAGC